AACAGTCGCTGTATTATCAGTGATTGTTCGTACTTGACCTGAGCCTGTTCCTGAATAGATGTGCAACGCATAATAATCGTTCCATTGGTCTACTGTCCATCCACCGCCAGAGTCGGTCATAGTAGTGTTGCCACCATCTGTGGCAGTTCCACTATCTTCAATATTTAAAAACTTGGTGTTAGCAATCGCTTCAACTTCTGCTTGCGCTTCTAATATGTTGGCTTCTATGTCTGTGTCACTAACTGGAGCTCCACTTGCCGGATACCCACAAACTCTTCTAACTTCCGCTGCTGTACACCATGCCATTTTTACTTCTTCCTTTTACCGCAACTTTTCTTCATCGGTTTTGGGCACGCTTTCTTTGCTGTTTTCTTGCATGCCATTTTACTTCTTCACCTTCTTCTTAGTTGTTTTCTTTTTGGTAACTTTCTTTTTCTTGGGTTTCTCTTCTAACTCTTCTTCAATCTCTTTAATCTCTTGAACATCTTCGTCAACCCAAATCCAAATCGGTCTACCATGATCATCTCGTCCATTCATAACTAATTTGTCTTTTGCCATTTTCGTTTCCTCCTAATAAAAAATAAAAAAAGGGGGTTTATTCCCCAATTGCAATAATTGTTCTTGCTTCGTTATCAGTTGAACCTGTTATGGTGATTGTAGTCGCATAAACTTCTGCTCCCATTACCATTCCATCGGTTGCTGCGGATGCGAATGTTACGCATCCATTACTGAACAAAGTTGAACAGTCGATTGTGTCTGTATCATCTGCTGTTGCAGGAGTTACAATTTTAACAATCTTAATTGCGCCTACTTGTGTGTTAGTAACTGTACAGTCACTTAATAGTATTGCTGCCATTTTTCATGTTCTCCTATTATCTATATATTAACAACCCAGTTGTCGCACCAGTTGCTGCGCCTGTTAATGTTAATACATTAGTTGATATTGTTACTGCGTCTAAAGTACCTGCACTGTCGTCTGCGACATAAGCCATTACAATTTCTTTTGCATTGGTTACAGTCCAAGTATCGTTTTGTGCTGCTTTAGCTCCTGAGTCTACTACACCAAGCTTTATGCCTGCATTTGTAGCTCCACCCAAAGGACCTAATTCAGTCACGGTCACATTTGCATTTGTCATTTTGTTGGCCTCCTTCCTTTCTTAATAAAAAGAAAAGAAAAAAGAAATCTCTATCCTGAGATTTCTCCAACCCATCCGTTAAATGTTGGTGCTCTACAGATTAGCGCTTCATATACTTTCAGCATAAACTTTTCGCTGTCAGCAGTTTTCGCTAAATCTTCAAATGTCATGTCCTGTAAAACTCTCATTTCCCAAACCGCTAAGTCTAAGAAGTAAATCGCTTTACTGCCAGATACATTGCTTAAGTACATACTTGGTATTACTGGAACTACTCCAACCATAGTGTGCAACTTCAAATAGGTGTAACCCCATTCAGCTGTATCTTGCGCGTTCATGTAACCAACTTTTGCTTCGATCAGGTTCAATAGATCAGTGTAAACTCCACTTGAGCAAACTGCCAAGTTTGGTCTACCACCATCGTCAAATGCGTACTGGATTGCAGTATTAACATCATCTAATGAAATAGCTGTTGTGTTTTTGTCAACTTTGTTAGTTGTACTTTGTAATGCAATAACTCCGTCAAACTCGGTTCCGTTTGGGTTTCCAGCGATTCCTGAGGTTGTTGCGTTACCATTAATAATCATGTTCTCTTCCAACTCTTTCAGTTCTCTTGCTTTTACCAAAACTTCTCTTTGTTTAGCGTTTGGACCATTCACTGCTGTAAATCCAGCTTGATAACCTGATGGGTTAAAACCTGCCATCATGTATGATGGATTAGCTGCTTGTGCTTGTCCTGTTACTCTTCCTACTGCGTACAAATACTTGATACCAACAGATGCTCTGTCATATGTGGTGTCTGTTTCAGTCAGTGCTGCGTCTTCCGCTCTCGCGTAAGCTCCACCTTTAGCTGTAATTACATTGTAATCAGCAGTTGTTCCTTGATTTGTTACTCTTGGAATCAACTCCACTAATGGTGTTTCCTTTCTTGTTCTATCTACTATTTGTGGGTCAACATAAATTGGGATCATTGCATATCCAGCTGTACCTGCACCACCTGCTGTGGTAGTTTGAGCTTTCATTGCAATTTCAACGCCTTTCTCGTATGTGTTTTTAAGTTCATCTCTCATATCAACATTCATTGATTTGAAGCCTAATGAATCTGAGTAAACTGTACCATGTGGTAGCATACCAAAACTTTGTTGATAGGCACTTGCGCCATTTACATTGCCAACATTTCCTGTTTTTGTTCCTTCTTCCATTTTTTCCTCCTTAATGAATTAATTCTAACGGACTATTTATTTTTTTACCAGTGTCTTCAACAACTGCTGGTGTTTCTTCTGCTAATGCCTTCATCTGCGGTTTGTTAATAACCTTCTCTAGTTCTTCAACCTTAGATTTAAGTTCAGCAATTATGTCATCTCTGCTTTTCATTTCAGCTTCAAAGTCAACTGATTTCTCTTCAACTTTTGGTGCTTCTTCAGCAGGTGCTTCTGCGGGTGCTTCTACTGGAGCCTCCACAGGTTTTTCCTCAACAGGAGCCTCTACAGGTGCTTCCACTGGAGCTTCTTTTGCTTCAACGGGTGCTTCTACAGGTGCTTCCTCTTTTGGAGTTTCTTGTTTTTCTTCTGTCATTTTTAATTCCTCCAAATCTTCTAAAGATTTCATAAATACATTTGTCATCCTACAATTAGGATTAACGGGATTTCCGGTGATTGCCACATTAAGTAACTCGATAGATTTGAGTAATGTAACTTTTACACCATCAACCATTTTACTAACTTTCTTAATCGCTTTGTAAGCAATTGAGAACGCGTCCAAGTATCCTTCCTTGATAGATCCCCACACTTCTGAGAATACGGGGGATGAATTATTAATCTCGGCTTTGACATGGATACCATAACCATCATATTTAGCTTCAACGATTTTACCAATCGGAACAGTGTTAGGGGATTTTCTCCAAGCCTCGTGTTCAACATCTAATTTTATAGTCTTAGTTTGCAGATCATCCAACATCTCTGTCATTGCATTCTCTGTAACTACTTCATTAAACAGGTCTATGTCTTTTGTAGAAATATAGCCTGTAACATAATGTTTTTTACCAGCTTTAGTTTCGACTTCCTCCCAAAAACAGTTGTCAGTGCTAAATGAGTATGATTTTCCTTCGATTTTATTCATTTTAATCTCCTTGGTGAATCTTGCAGAAGTAGGAGTCCGCGTACTACTTCTGCAGACTCATTAAATATAATGCGCTTGAGAGTTTATAAAAGTATTTTTTATGCTTCTACAAACAATGCTCTTGTCCGGCAATTTGGATGAAATGGTGGTAACATAGTTTTATACATCTTACCCTTCACGGACACCAAGAAATCTTTATTCATTGGTATTGCCTTGTCCGGAGTACCATATTTTGAATCTTCGACCATACATATGGGTGATGTTCTCGCATCCATATGTACACTCACATATTTTTTAAAGTTAATACCGCTTTGTTCAATCGCATCGGCATGCCCATAGTTTTCAGCTCTCACGCTTTCAGTTCTAATGATCGCTGTCATTCTATCACGCCAATTTATTGACCTCACGTTTCCATTTTTATCAGTGATTTTAAGATCTTTACCTCTAAAGATCGCTTCTACTCTCGCCTTTATCTCTGATGTACTCTCTTGGTTTAATAAGCCCTCTTGCAAAGACTTTCTCAACGCTGAAGCCATATCGTCAGTCAAATCTTTAACTAGCGTGAATGAGTAGTTGTTTAGGTGTTCAAGGTTGTTAGGATTTCTTAAGAAATTCATCTGAACTTGAGCTTCACCTTTTAATAAACCTTTATCGTAGTGTTTATTAGTAAATTTTCTAATTCTGTTCCTAAAAGCTTCAGTGTCAAACAACTGAACAAAGCCTCTGGTAATATCATCAATTAAAGATTTATATTTGACTTGTGGGTTTGTCGATGGCATCTACAAGTTTCCTCCCTACTTCATCAATATATCCGGAAATTTCATCAATATCTTCAGAAGTTTGAGCTTTCTCTTCAACTTTCTTTTTCTCTTTCTTGGCTTCTTTCTTCTTATCTTCTTTCTTTAACTCGCCATCCATCCTTCCTTGACTATTCCCCTGATCACCTTCTCCAAACCCTTGTGCTTGGGCTTCTTCCATCCTTTGTTGTCTGGATTCTTCTTTTTCTTTTTTAAGTCTTTCAACATCAATTCCTTCATCTTCGGCGATCATCTCCGGTGTCTTTATTCCCATATTGACTTGCATCTGGAATAATGAATGCTTTTTAATGTCCTCGTCAATGTCATATTGCCTAAACTTAAACTCAATACCTTCAATATTAAAGTGTGGCAAAATCTCACCATTGATCTTGTATTCCATTAATTCTAATAAAGGCTTTACAACCTTTCTTTTAACAACCACATTTTGTCCTTGCTCAGTTGCTCTGTTACTATCCTCGGTGATTCCCATCTCTGATGATGTGATTCCGAGACATGCCCAGAATATTTTAATGAACCATTGTTGTTGGGTTATAACACCCATCTTCTCTGGATCTACTGTGAATGGCACAAAGGACATTGGTCGTCCATAAACGGGATACTTGAAAAATTCTTTTCGTGTATTATCAAAAGCATCCTTTCTTCTAAATTGTGCTTGGAATCTCTCTCTAAATGATTTCAGTTCATCTCTCTGTGCACCCTCGAGTACAATTCCACCCTCAGGCATGTTGTTGTTCAAGTAAAAGTCTAAGTAGTAAGATGATCCATACATTAAAACATATAAGATCTCACCCAAAGCTTCAATTGGACTCCTTCCATAGATACTGTCACTCCTAGGATTTCTCATGAAGTAAACTAATTCATCCTTTCCAAACGGAATAGGAACCGAACCGCCTGTCCAACCATACTGATACCAAGCTGCTCTGTCAGCATACTGAATACCATACTGTTGCATTCTCAGTTTAGGTTCTTCGATTGAATTGATTGCTCTTATGCTCTCCTCTGCAGGCATAATATATGAATCTTTGTCTCTGATAGTTCCGAATATGTCGGGGTTCTTTAAGAAGCTTCCACCATCTCTCGCGTAGATCTCTACCAGATCACCCTTAAGATTGAAAACTTTAATCCATACACCCGCATCTATCTCTAAAATATCAGTCACAGCCATTTTAATAAGCTGTTTGAAACTTTCTCTGTTAGCATTAGGATTATCAAAGAAATCTCTCACTCTTTTAAGATCTTCATCTGAAACCTCATAACCTTCTTTTACTGTTATATCCCAGTCATGCTGTGACACTTCATCTGTAATAGTCTGAACTGCTGAAAAAACATAACCATTCTTACACAACTTTCTAATGAAAGGCATGTTAAGTCCTCTCGGGTATCCGAATGGTGGTTTGTATAAAAATTCAGGAATATGTGCTTTATAAACTCCTTCTTCACCTTTGCTATATGCAAAGTCTAAATCATTTGGTCCTCTTTCAACTACATCTTTCTTGCCAACGAGTCCGTTCCATGCTTCTTTTATTCCCATTTATATTATCCTCCGAAGATAGTCCATCCGAAAAAGGCTACTAATATTGTAACTCCGGTTCCTAATGACCACCATAGTCTATTAATTGATTCTTTGTTAGAGCAAATCTTGCCTTCACCTGTTCTAAGTATATCCATGATATCTTTACACTCTTGCCTATTTTCTCTGATTTCATTAACAATCATTTCCATCAATGCTTTATGTGATTCTCCGTTAGCTTTGAACCTCTCCATTTTATACTTGCCCCACCTTCTTAATAAAGCTATGACCACCAGTTTT